GTAGAAAATAGTTGACAATATAAAGATAAAATGTTATACTATATATGTAAAGAGGGATAGGCCTCAAGAAAGGATAATGTTTCACGTGAAACATAGGTATTAAAAATGGGTAATGTTAATTATTTATTATCAAAATGGTTTGATGAGATGAAGGAGTATAGAAAATGTTTTCAATACAATTATGAGTTATATCAGCAAGAAAGTGGAGAGGGATATCTTGACATGGTACATAGTTATAAAGATAAAATCGAAACACTTTATAACTGTATTATAGATGTCGGTTATTATACTGATATAAAGTTACATGGTTTAGCTAGATATGCATTGAGCACAATGAACTATGTAAATAGTATAATGGATGAGTTATACAACTAGCCCTGACGAGTCTTTGAAAATTAAGACGAAACAAGCCTATAAGGCTTGTCGGCTAGAATGCCATAGGAGGACTTTAGATATGAAAACTATTGAAATTAATGATGTTAGATACGAGTTAGTATCAAAAACAATGGGTGAGAGAATTAAGGATGAGTTGACACGTGCAAGCTATAAAGGACTTTGGGACTGCTACAATTCAGCTAGTAAGTCTAAACAGGAAGTTATGAAAGAGTGGGATAATATCATGGGTGATTTATGCATTCAAAAAAAACTGCGGAGTATTATCTTTTAATACTATGATGTTCACTTTAGGATTTATTTTCAATTATGATGTTCATATTGCATACGCAAAAATCACACCTATGCATAATTATCTTTATATAGATTAGTTAGTTCATTCTAACTATTCTATATAAAATCAACTTCAAAAAGTTAAAAATAACTATTGACAAAAAGTCAAAAATATCTTATAATTAAAGTGTAAAAAGAAAGAGGTAAAGAAAATGTTAGAAAATATTAATATTCTAGAACGCTATGACGAAACACCAAAGAACAGAGGACAAATGTCTCTGTTCTTGGAAGAAATGGCTATTCAGCTAAATGAACTGGAAAAAGAAGAAGGCATTTCAGTTGAGGATGAATACGCCTTATGTGAGTGGGATTATGTACTTGAAGAAATATACAAAAATGACAGAGATTTAGTATATGATAATGTATTGTTTATTGCTATTGGACTATGCCACGTTTTACGCAAAAGAAGCGCAGTAGAAGGATTAAAAAAGGAGAGTTATTATGAATAAAACAATTGAAATTAATAAAACTTGGTTTGTATTGGATTTTCTTGAAAAAGACATAGATGCAGAATATGTAAAATGGCATAATTTTACAATGAATAATATGTTTAATGCAAATGATTTTTACATCGTCCAGATAGTCCAAGAAAAAGACTGTGAACCACGCTTCTATGTTGAGTACTTTGAAATAGATTCTAATGGATGCAACTTAGGAGAATGGGTTTATATTGATGAGTATTTCACTAAAGAAGATGCAGACAAGCTAAAAAGCATTTTAATTGAATTGAGTGATGCGGAACTACGTGGTGAATTTGAAGAAGAAAAAGTATTCGGAAGAGACAGACTAGGAAGGAGATGATTAAATATGCTTAACAACTATCCAACTTCTAATAGTTATATGATTCACATTGCTGATGAAATGAAACAGGTATTTGAAGGTGTGGGAGACAATGAAACAAAAGCCTTTGTTCTAGGTGATATCTATACACATAAAATTTATGTCTGGAAATGGACAGATGAAGAACTAGCCTATTTAAATACAGTATACGACCGTTATATGAAGGAGTTGCTATCATGATACGTTATACAAAGTTTGTTAAATATCACGGTGAAATGGTAACTTTAACACGTATTAATTTACTAGATGCTCGTTTTTTCTTTGCTAGTGGTTACGATATTTACATTGTGCAGAACTTGACTGAATTTGATAAGAAGACGGACTTACGGCTTTTCTTCTGTGCAAACAAAAATCAAGGTATCAAGAATTTTGATGATGTTTGTAAAGTGTTCAGGAGTCATTATAAAGTCAAAAAATCTAAAACATTATTGTATTTTCTACTTGTATAAAGTAGAAAAGTATGTTAGTATTTAGGTACAAAAGAAAGGAGTTAAAATGAAATTTGAATATGTAGCATTGTTTCTATTTGGAATTTATTTATTATATTATTTAATAGCTGTATACAATGGAGTTGCAAAGATGAAAGATAAAAAGTCATGGTATTTGGTAAACGAGTCTGTTTTAAAAATTCTAATTGTAACAGCTATGTTTCTAGGTATTCTGTTTATGTTGCAGACATACAGAGTGGATTATTATAGAAAAGAGGTACAGTATTATGAAAGCAAAAAATAATTTAGAATTATTTAAAAATGAAATCATGTACGAGTTTAAACATCATCCAGAAAGAGATTTATGGGATATTTTGAGTGATATATATCATAGAGAAACAGATAAAAAGTTGTGTATGTACCCAGAAATGTTGGACTGGTTCTCAGATGTTCCACGTGAAACATTATATTTAGGTGAATATGCTTATAAATTTATTAATGAATATTTTAATGAACTAAAAGAGTATAAAGAATGGATGGTCAAAGAACCTTTAAATGATATAATCTGTTTAAATGTTTTGATTAAAACAGGCATAATTCCTTCAAAATATGCGACAATACCATTCAATGAATTCATACATATTATCCGATTAAAGGAGAATAAGAAATGAAAGTATATTTTTTCAAACTTAAAGATAGTCAAAAAATTGAAGGTGCTTCTTTATATCCGAACGAGGTTTACAGAATGATGGAAGGAAAACCTTACAACGACATTAGAATGTATACGGCTTCCATCAGTCCATGCGTATATGGTTTATTCAAAATGGCAAGAAGCCAAGGAAAAACACAGGATGACAACTTCTGGATAGCTCGTTATATTGAAGAAAATGAAGGAGTAATGGTCAACAAGATTCGTAAACCAAACATTCATTTCTTGAGAAGTTTTTGGAAAGGGGTGGTATAAATGTCTGTATTATATAACAAGATTCAAAGAACAATTAATACAACGATTGTAACTGTATTGGTGTTTGATGATGAGACTAACAAGACTCGTGAAGTATCCACAGTATTCAACAATAAATTGAAAGCTGACAAAGTCATGAGCGAGTTCAGTAAAATGGGATACAAACCAATTAAGGTATTATCTCTATCTTATGGTAAAGAATATTATGAGATGGAGTTAGATACATTTATTAAATATGCGAAGAGAATAGAAATGTAAAAGGAGGACAAGCATATGATGAACAAATTATTTTTAGAAGGTCGTTTAACGAAAGACCCTTATGTAAACGAAAAGGGTACAGTGGTTATGTTTACATTGGCACAGGACACTGGTTACAAGGATAAGAAAGGTAACAAGATTACAAACTTTGTAAGCTTAAAAGCCTTTGGAGAAGGACTCGTCAAGGTCATTGGTGACTACTGCTTAAAAGGGGATTTAATTTCAGTAGAAGCCCATGCAACTACTGAAAACAACAATGGGGATTATTCAACAGCATTGATTGTTGATAGTATGCACTTCTTAACAAAATATGAGCAGAAGGAAGAAGAACCGAAGCCAAAATCAAGAAGACGATAAAATACAAAAGGGATAGAGTTCTATCCCTTTAATTGTAGTATAATAGAAGTACGATAAGCTAGGAGGTAAGCCTATGGCTATTAAAAGAAAGACGATTAATATAAAGAAAGTAAAGCTGATTAAGCCATCCTACACAAAACCAACACCTCAAAAGATTGTATCATTCTTTACAGATCCAGTTCGTATACCCGTTGAAGAAATAAAGGTCAAAAAGAAAAGAAGCAATCTTCCGTCACAAAAAGTAAAGAAAGCAAAGCAAGCAAAGCAAGCAAAGCCAGTTCATAAAGGTCCTTTGATTCTGACAAAGAAAAGTATTCAGAAACTGAAACCAAAGCAAAAACAAAAGAAGAAACGTAGCAGGAAAAAAGGAAAAACAAGTAAAATTGCAAGTCCTAATTTTCCTTTAGGTACAAAACCCATTATCACACAAGCGAATGACATTGATTTTTCAGATGAATATTTGGATTGGGCAAGCACTCGACAAAGTGCACTAGACCAGTTGTATAATGCAGTGCATACATATGCTGAACAAAATCCAGATGAATCATCTAGACAGTTGGCACACATGGGTGCTGATTATGTAGTTGATTATATGAAGGACTATTTCATTGATTATTCTGAAGATACACTGGCAGAGTTTCTGTTGTCTTATCCATTTGCACAATTCTTTGACAGTTATGTACTGTTCTATGGTGGATGGGGACTGGTTACTGGAGATACGGCCCAGTTATATAAGCTTCAAGACCCATTGCTAAGGTATGCAGATAGTCTAAGTTTCAACTATATAAAAGATTTAGCAAATAATGACAGAGTGGACGATATTTAGGTATGGCTAGAAAAAGAAAGAAGAAAATACTGGCTGGGGATTTTGAAACCACTGTATACAAAGGCCAGAAGGATACCCAAGTGTGGGCCAGTGCTGTTGTTGAACTGTATACAGAAGATGCAAAAGTTTTCGGTTCCATAGAAGCTACATGGGAATATCTGTTGAGTTTAAAATCAGATATTCTCATCTATTATCATAATCTTGGATTTGATGGGACATTCTGGTTATGCTATTTGTTAGGCAAACTGAAATTGAAGCAGGCCTATGAGGATTTATCTACAATGGACGAGTTCAAAGTCAAATGGATACCAAACGAGGATATGCCAGATGGAAGTATCAAGTACAGTATATCGAATATGGGTAAGTATTATTCCATCACTTGTTTTGTGAAAGGTCATTACATTGAGTTTAGAGACAGTCTAAAACTTCTTCCTTTCTCTGTTGCTGAAATTGGAAAAGCCTTCAAGACAAAACACCAGAAACTGGAAATGGAATACGAAGGCTTCAGATATCCTAACTGTTATATTTCTGATGAAGAAAAGGAATATATAAAGAACGATGTTTATGTGGTAAAGGAAGCACTTGAATTTATGTTTGAACAGAAACACGATTCCATGACGATTGGTATGTGCTGTATGAAAGAGTTCAAGCATACGTATGATAAATGGACCTACGAAGAAATGTTCCCAGACTTGAAAGCGATAGAACTGGATGCAGATAAGTTTGGTTCAAAGGATGTAGATGAATACATACGAAGGTCCTATCGAGGTGGATGGTGCTACGTTGTAAAAGGGTGCGAAAACAGAATATTTAAAAAAGGATGTGTTTGTGATGTAAACAGTTTATATCCTTCTGTTATGCACTCATCATCTGGAAACGCATATCCTATTGGTCATCCTATGTTCTGGAAAGGAAACTTCATTCACCCAGAAGCACTGCGAGACAATATGTATTATTTCATTCGTATAAAAACAAGATTCAAATTGAAAAAAGGTATGTTACCATTCATTCAAATCAAGAACAGTGGAATGTACAAGTCAAATGAATATCTGGAAACGAGTGACTTTAAAATCAATGGCAAGTATTATAAAGGGTATATTGACAAGGATGGAAACAAGGTAGATGCAAGGCCTACCCTTACATTGACTATGACGGATTATGCTTTATTCAGAAAGCACTATGATGTAAAGGACTTTGAAATTCTGGATGGATGCTACTTTGAATCCAGAGTGGGTATCTTTGATGATTATATCAACCCTTGGAGAGACTTGAAAATGAAGTCTACTGGAGCCATGCGACAACTGGCTAAACTTTTCTTAAATAACCTTTACGGCAAAATGGCTACAAACTCATGCTCAAGCTTTAAAGTTGTTAATATTATTGATGGAAAGATTGACTATGACTTGGTTATTGAGTTTGAAAAGAAGACTGGGTACATTGCTTGTGGAAGTGCTATTACCAGCTATGCCAAGAACTTTACCATCACAAATGCTCAGAACAATTTTACAGGTAGTGTCAATCCTAAGTTTGTGTATGCAGACACAGACAGTATTCACTGTATGTGTTCTCGTGAAGAACTTGTGGATGTTAGAATCCATCCAACAGACTTTAACGCTTGGAAGTGTGAAAGCTATTTTGATGAAGCCGTCTATGTTCGACAGAAAACATATATCGAACATATTACACATGAGGATGAAGTACCTTGTGAACCTCACTATGATATCAAGTGTGCTGGTATGGGGAAGAGGTGTAAAGAATTGATGAATATATCTTTAAGTGGTGGGGAAGTACCTGTGGATGCAGATGAAAAAGAAAAAGAGTTCTTACAGACAAGAAGAACTTTAAAAGACTTCAAAGTAGGATTGAAAGTCCCAAGCAATTTAAAACCACACCGCATTGAGGGTGGTATTCTGTTAGAAAAATTTGACTATGTTATGAGATAATGTTATACTATAAGTGTGTTAATTGTAGCTTTAGCACGCATAGACTCTTTCTTTAAAAATCGTACTGTAAGGCCCAGTGTTCCACGTGAAACATTGGGTCTTGCACATTATGGTATTGCCAGACGTACTCATTCATGAGGTGAAAGTTGTGGGTCTCTTCACTTGGAATACAGTGCCACACACCTAGTCGAAGTAAGATATCGCATGGTCTTGAGTTGTCTGTAACAATATAAAAGGTACTCTTATGAGTACCTTTTTATTTTATCCATAGGACAATGCAGTCATAAGACATTCTTTACAGTTCAAATCTTTGAAACGGAACAGACCACAGTCATACATGGTTCTAAGCTTTTGAATAATGAACGTGTTGCTTCTAAGAAGTCGATAATTTATCTGATGGTCATAATTTGTTACGGCCAGTTTGAATGGGGAAGTCTTGTCATAGGATGTGGAACAGTAGTAATATCCTTCTTCCATATAATCAAATATACCATAGTTTACATTATTGAATTTCAACGTACACACATAGGTACATTTTCCGCTTGGCTTATCGACAAAGGATTTATCATCACGAAGATATATACCTTCACTGGAATATTCTACATAGGCATTGTTTGAAAAAGCTTGATTGAATCCAGATTCTTTTTGACATTCACTTGCGCTTTCATTGAATCCTTGTTCCAATACCCATCCTACGCCACGAAGGAATTTAGTATTCCATTGCAGTCGTTTGATTAAGGAATACTGAGTACCACTTCCAAGTGCCAGATAATATGGATTCAGTAATGTGACTGGGTTGGATATCATATAGACTGGGACATAACGTACCTGCTTGCCACCACCACGTGCAACAGAAGTATGGATAGAAATGAACTTTGTTATTTCATCTGGTGCATACTTGTTTGTTTCAGACTGGAATTCGTCAAAAATGATACACGTAGCATCCGCTAAAAAGTGAGAATACTTTTTAACTTGGTCCGCCTTGTTCAATGCGATAGCATAGCCACAAGACTTCTTTTCGGTCTGTTCACCTTGGTATACCATTAACTCATAGATAGTTCCCCCAGCACGCTTTTCCGTAAACATAGAACAGTTAGGGAAAAACAGTTCACGTATTTCCTTAAAGAATCTATCACCAATATTTGGAAGTTCGTAGTCAAATCTTGTAAGGATGATGAATTTTTCTTTTTTCTTTAGCCATTTTTTAAATGCGTATCGATTGAAGTATGTTGTTTTTCCAGCCGAACGGTTGGAAGTGCATATAAAAATCTCTGGAGTATTCCCATTTATATCTTTCATACCCATGAGTTTTGTTCCATCATAGAATTTATTTTCACTCATAAATTTCACTACCTTTCTACTATAATTATACCATACTTTTATGCTATAATAATGGTATAAAGTTAGGAGGTGTAGTCATGGTACTTATTGGTATTGCTTTGATTTTTAATGGTATGGATTTAGTGACTGGAATTCTGGGTGCCATTCGTGATGGTGAAAATTTACAGTCAAGTAAACTAAGGGATGGACTATTTAAGAAAGCAGGGTTCGTCTGTTGCTACGCATTAGGAGTTGCAATCAACTATGCAGAAATATACTTTGAGTTACCTTTCGCAAAAGACTTGTTGCCTATTATTTGTGGATATGCAATCATTACAGAAGTAGTAAGTATTTGTGAAAACATTTCAAAAATCAATCCAGATATCTTGCCAGATAGAATCAAGGCATTGATTGGATATAAGGAGGACAAATAATGTTTTATAAAAGAACGAACATTCAAGGACTTATGGATTCAGAATGGATGTCATATGCTTTACAGCGTGTTGGAGTTGATATGCCAAACTGTTTCACGTATGCAACAGCCAGATTATCTGAGATTCTGGGAGAAGTTATTCCTATTGATGGATATACGCGTGTACATGGTGCTCAGGACTTATGGAGTACACACAATACCAGATTGAAGCAGAGCAAATACGCAAGCAAAGGTGCTTTGATGATATGGTCCTATGGTGAGTATGGTCACGTGGCTGTATGTGAAGATATCATTGATACGTATACAGTTGCATGGTCTCAGTCTAATTATGGTGGCAATCTATTTGACTATGTAGAAGGAAATCCAAATGGATATTGTGGAATGACTTTTCTAGGATATCTAGTGCCAGATGTAGTATTGGATGAAGAACCAGTCAATTCTGTATTCAATATGAAGGATGTCATTCTGGAAAACGGTACGGCTAAGTTTATTGTGGACTGTGTGAACGTAAGAAAACAGAATCCAGTATGTGGTCGAGTTGTGGCTCAATACAACAAAGGAGATACAGTGTACTACTGGGGCAAATGGGTTGGAAATGGCCATAGGTACGTATGTTATACTGGGGCGAGTGGAAATACAAATTTTGTAGCTGTAAGTGGAAGTGAGATTTATGGAAAAGAAAAGTGGGCAGAAATTGTGTAGCTTTTCTTCCATATATCAAATGAAAGAAGAAAAAGATATTCCATGTTATTTTCCATATGGTGCGACTAAAGAATGGAAAATAGAATTTTATACACAATGTTGTCATATTCTAAAGGATAAGAACAAAGAACGATATGATTTTTGCTATGACAAATTAATGGAACTTGTAAGGAGTGAATCAGATGAAACCAAATGAGAAACTAAGCTACAAGGGATATCAAGTATGCTTGTTTCCTATGGAGACAATGTATATTACACAATGGTCAAGTCCTGATGCCTTTTCACATTGCTGTGGGCATCCATTCGATTGTGCAATTCTGAATCAGACGCATATCCCATTATATGCCCCTTGTGATTGTCATTTGATTGATGCAGGACCAGCAGTTTATGGAAATACACGTATCTATACTTCAGATAAAAAGGTATGGACTCCAAGTGGTTTAAGGCAAGTAACATTCAGTTTCACACATGATAACAGCCCACCAACAAAGACTACTTTCAAGCAAGGTGAATTAATTGCTCATACAGGAACGGCTGGGGATGTAAAAGGAGACCACTCACATATTGACCAGACATTCACAGTGAATGGTAAATTAGTTGAATATGGTGTGACTTGTCCTCATGGTAATTATTGTTATGCGTTGGAAGGTTCAGTTCTTCCTACATTGTTTTGGTATGTGAATGATACAAACATATCAAATGACATGGGTCATAAATTTTCTACATTCAAAAAAGGCCAGCCAAGTTATGATACACTGGAATGGGTCATTACAAACTCAAGTCTGACAGAACCTTCAAGACCTTTGACAGATGAGGAAATGAAAAACAACGCTAAGTGTTTCTATGGTACTATGAATATTTTATATGGATGGACATTGAATGCGTGTTGTGGAGTACTTGGAAATATGCAGAGTGAAAGTACAATATCACCTTGCCGTTGGCAAAACGATACACCATATGGTACACCTACAGAAAGGCAAGGGTATGGGTTAGTGCAATGGACGCCATACACAAAAGTGTTGGACTGGCTACGTGATAATGGCTTCTTGATACAGAACTTTGGTGAAGGTGAGTGCGCTCGTATGAATTATGAAGTTGCCACCAACACACAGTGGATAGCAACAAGTGCGTATCCAGAAAGCTTCAAGGAATTTACACAAAGTAAAGGAAACCCTTATGACTTGGCTATTGAGTTTCTGGCCAACTATGAAAGACCCGCAGACCCGAATCAGCCTATAAGAGGAACGCAGGCCGAACAATGGTATCAGTATTTAAAGGACTGGAAACCAGTGCTTCCTGGCAGTGGTGATATAAACCCAGAAAAGAAAAAATCAAAATGGATATACTACATGGGTAGACCATTTTAAAAGGAGGAAAAGAAAATGGCAAAATTAAGCAAAGAAGATTTAATTAAAAAAGTAAATGAAATGTTTGGAGAAGATGCAACGGATGAACAAATTTCATTATTGGAAGATATTTCAGACTCAATGGAAGATTCTAACAATGATGAGTTAGAGACGACAAAGAAGGCATTGACACAAGCTCAGGCAGATTTAAAGGAATTCAAACAGAAATACCGTGAAAGATTCTTGGGTGGTGTGGATAATAACCCTTCCCCACAAGATATTAAGAATGATGCTAAGGAAGACGGAGAAACAGAAGATAAGAAATTATCTTATAATGATTTGTTTAAAACTGAGTAAAAATATGCTATAATAAATATGTAAAAGATTACCAACATTGATTGGTAGGAAAGGAGATATTTATGGCAGTAAAACCAACGAAAACGGAATTGAATGCGAAAACCCCAGATATTTTGAATACCGTCCGTGAAAGCATTGGTGGCGACTTTCAAGAAGGTACACCACACGTATTAAGTGCTGGTGAAGAAATGGCAGATGGCGTAATGGCTACAAGTAATGACTCATTAATGAGTATTCGTGCTTTTGGTCAAGCTGTTATGTCAAACGTAGGTTGGCAGAATGCATTCCTAAGTGAACTATTAAATAGAATTGGTCTTGTAATTATTTCTTCTAAGTCATACCAGAACCCTTGGGCCAACTTGAAACGTGGTCGTTTGGAATATGGTGAAGTGATTGAAGATATCTTTATCAATATTTGTGAACCTTACAACTATGACCCAGAAGTTGCAGAAAGCCAAGTTGAAAAACGTGTGAAACCAGACGTGGAAGCCATGTTATATCGTATCAACTCGCAGATTTTCTATAAACAGACGATTGAGCAAGTGACTTTAAGACAAGCATTTACTTCAAGTACTGGTGTAGTAAACTTGATTACGGGTATCATTGATGCCATGTATACGGCTATGGAGTATGATGAACGTTTAGCCATGAAGTACATTTTAGTTCAAAGAATTTTGAATGGTACAATGTATAAACAAATCATTCCTTCAAATGCAACAAGTGAGCAGTTGATTACGGCAGTTAAGACAGTATCTAACTTACTTATGACACCTTCAAAAAAATACAACAGTGCTGGAGTATTGAACTATGCATTAAAGAATGACCAGTATGTATTCGTAACGAGTGCTTTTGATGCTCAATCTGGAGTTGAGGTTCTAGCAAAAGCATTTAATGTGGATTATGTGCAATTCAGTGGTCGTTATATTGTGTTGGATGATTTCTCATTTACACCAGATGAGTTGGCTCGATTGGATATCATCTTTGCGGACGAACCTAATTATATCAGACCAGATGCACAACAGTTGGACAAGTTAAAGGAAGTACCATTAGTTACAGTGGATAAAGACTTCTTTATGGTCTACGATATGGAACAGTATTTCGATATGAGACGAAACCAGCAAGGATTATATGAGAACAACTTCTTACACGTATGGAAAGTATACGCAAGTGGTTACTTTGCAAATGCCGTTATGTATGTTGAAACAGAACCAACAGTAACAAGCGTTGCAGTTGCACCAAGCCAAGCAACAATGCCAAAAGGCTCAAGCTTGACTATGAAAGCGACTGTTACAGCTTCTGACTTTGCAGACAAAACTGTTCACTGGGAAGTAACTGGTGGTGGAACAGATGTGACAATCAACGAGAAAACGGGTGTTCTTACTATTGGTAATAACGCTACGGCTCAAGCATATAATGTTAAGGCAGTTTCAAACGGAAAGCCAGAAAAATCTGGTTCAGCGACTATTACAGTAGCATAGTATATAGAAAGGTGGGTGGTCCCACCTTTTATTTTAAGGAGGTAAATATATGGCTTATGTTATTCCAAATAGTACAGTGGTACTTTTAAAGAATATTTCACTAACACCAAAATATGAAAATACAGTGGATTATGATAATGCTACGGACCAGTATAATGATATGTATGCTCATAAGTTAGGACAATGGGATAGATGTACGTATGTTGGTAAGAATAAGCAACAAGGAACTATCAGACTAGAATCCACACAAGGACTACTCATGCAACAAGCTACGTATATGATGTTTAAGAATACGAACTACGAAGATAAATGGTTCTATGCTTTCGTTACAGATGTAACATGGGTGAATAATGTTACATGGGAAGTTTCCTTCATTCTGGATGTTATGCAGACTTATTATTTTGATTATACGTATGAAAAATGCTTTATTGAACGTGCCCACACAAAAGATACTGAAATAGGTTCAAACATTGTTGATGAAAAATTAGATACTGGAGAATATATTGTAAACTATCAAAATGATATAACTCAATTTACAGATTTAGTTGGTACTGTATGTTGCACTTTGAAACCAACTGGAGAAGAACAAGACAGTTTCGTCACTTCACAAATTGATAAAACAAATGTTGCAGGCAGTATTTATGCGTTTGGCACATTGGCAGAATATCAAGAATTTTTTGTAAAAGCCACTGGAAGTAACCCAGACGATACTATCATTGATACATATATGCTACCTCGTTTCTTTGCGACTGGTGGAGACCCTACTGGAATTCATAGAATACATGGTGACTGCGAACACGTGCAAGTTGAATTTGATAAACCACAAAATCATACGGATGGTTCACTGAGTGGGTATATCCCTAAAAATAAAAAATTGTATACCTATCCATATTGCTATATGAAACTAACTACTTTTAGTGGAAACTCAACAGAATTGCGATATGAAGATTTTAAAAATGATAAATGCCGTTTCGATATCAGTATGACAAGAACTCCAAACCCAGAAGGTTATGTGTACCCTACATATTATAAGGGATTAGTGAATAATAAGGATGAAGGTATTAGTATTAACAACTTCCCAAAGTGTGCTTTCACTATTGATACGTATAAAGCTTGGTTGGCTCAGACGGCTAACTCAAGAACTATTCAAGCGTTAAGTGTCGCTGGCCAAATTGGTATGGGTATTGCTGGTTCTTTAGCTTTAGGTGGTGTAGGTGGTGGTGCAGTACTGGCAGGTACAGAAGGTGGGGCATTACTAGCTCAGAGTGAAGCTACAAATGCTATATCAATGGGTAGTAATGCACTAGGAAATCTTAATAAAGCTTTCAGTATGATAGCACAAGATAGAGACATGGCTGTAAAAGGCCAAAGAGCGGTTGGAAATGTAAACACAAGTTGGATGAGTGCAAATAACGAGAATACGATTCATGTCCAATGTCTTTGTGCTAAGCCAAGCAATTTAAGAATAATTGATGATTATTTTGAAAAATATGGTTATGCATTACACACATTATCTATGCCAGTAATTAGAAATAGACCCCACTGGAACTACATAAAAACAGTTGGGTGTGATGTAAAAGCTAGTTTACCAGCATCATTAGTCGAACAGATAAATTCTATTCATGACAATGGTATTACATTCTGGAAAAATCTTGATTCAATTGGTAATTACAGTCTAGACAACAGACCCGTTTAATGTTATAATAAACATGGTCCTAATTAATAGGTCCTCCTATTACTCATTTCAGTCTTGATTTACTAGCTAAAAGTGGTACGTGTTATGCGTATCACTTTTAGTCTATTTATGGTATAATAATGGTATAGAAAGTGAGGTAAACGCATGGGAAAGAAGAACAGATGTAAACCATATAAATTACAGAATACATGGAATATGCCAAACATTCACAATAGAAACTTCTTCTCAAGTCTTGGTTTGAACAAATGGACTTATAATAAATACTGGGTCCAATTATTAGATTTGACACTGGCCTTATTCAAATATGATAATCTACCAGATACGATAGACCCAAGATTTATGGAACTTGTTATGATAGCACAAGGTTCAGTCTTGTTAAGTGAAGACCCAGATTTTAAAGTGGATGAATCAGACAGTGGACATATTGCTACCATGTGGAATTATAATGGTTCATTAAATATCTATGGTATTCCAAATAAGCGTCATGCGTGGGCCTATGGTGGATATAACAGAAACTTAACAAATAAAGATTCTGTTATCATGTGGGATAAATTCTCGCATATGCCTACGATTGATACAATCAATTATTATGCACAAAAATTATGGGAGTGGGACAATGTTATTAATGTAAACATGAATGCCCAAAAAACCCCTTTAGCAATTTTGACAAATGAAGAAGATAGGCAGACATGGCTAAATATCTATGCTCAGTATGATGGAAACGTACCTATTATTTTCGGTACAAAATCACTGGATTTAAAAGATTTTCAAGTATTGAAAACAGATGCCCCATTCATTGCTGATAAGATTCAAGACATGAAACGTGATTTATGGCATGAAGCCCTAACAGAAATTGGAATTCGTAACATGAATATTGCTAAAAAGGAGCGACTAGTGCAGGACGAAGCACGAAACAGTATGGGAGATACAAACAACATCCTAGTCAATAAACTTCAAAGTCGTAAAAATGCTTTAGAAGAATACAATAAAATGAAAGGCTTAAATATTACAGTCGAAGTCAACGAAAATATCCTAACACAAGCTTCAAGATTGGGAACAGAAGGTATTTTAGGACAACCTGTGGAAGGGGATGAATAGAATGGCAAAGTATACGATTCAAGTAAAAACTATTGTAGAATCATTGAGTGGAAGAACTGAAAGCGTTGGTTTATCTTCACTGGATGAAGCGATTGAAATAGCTCGTACTAAAATATTTGACTTTGAATATCCATTCTATGACCCTTCACAAAAAGCTGATTTTGAAAGATGGATTCTAGAATCTATATTAATGGATGAAATCAACTATGAAACATATGGTTTATGGCACTTAAAGTTAAGGACTTGGATGAAAACAAATATGGAATATTATTCTAAAATGTTCAAGTCTTTAGATTCTATCATTGACCCATTCGTAAACTATAACCTTACACGTGTAACGCAGGGAAATGAAAAAGGATTGAATGTTGGCAGTAATGAGTCAACAAGCTCTTCTATTGGATGGAATATGTTCAGTGATACCCCACAAGGTGGATTAGAAGGACTTGAAAATAGTGTTTATTTAACAAATGCTACTAAAGATTCAAATGACGGAACAAGCAATAGTAAAAGCGCAACAACCTTCACAAATAACACTAATGGTACTGAAACGATTAGTGGATTCAGTGGTATCACATATTCTAAAATGCTTAATGAATATCGACAAAGTTTTGCTAATATAAAGCAGATTTTCATTGATGATTTTAAAAGTAAATTAACACTTAAACTTTGGTACTAAATATGGTATAATTAATATAAAGAAAGGTGGTATGGAATAATGCCTATTAATCACAATACTTACAAATCTCTTTATCCTTTTAGAGCTTGGGTACAACAGACATTACCTTCTATTTATGACGATTCATTGTCATATACAGATTTATTGGCTAAAATGCTAAGTTATATGAATGAATTGATTACAAATAATAACTTATTACAAGATGATATGAAAAAAGCCTTTGACTATATCAACAACTATTTTCTAGACTTAAATATTCAAGAAAATATTGATAAAAAGCTAGATGAAATGGTTGAGGATGGTACTTTGGAAAGGATTATTAATGAAGATTTATTTGGTAACCTTGAAAATAATCTTACGAATTTGACACTTGCCACAACACAAAACAGTAAGTTCATGTGTCCTTTATTCTTTGATACAGACGAAAGACAATCTGAGCAATATATTGCAGGATATATCAAGCTAGCAAGAAAATTAGGGTTCGGAAGTTGTCAGATGTTGGCCCACATTGACAATGGAGTTGTTATGCAGAAAACAAACACGTTTGTCTGGGCTAATAAATATGCAACTATGTATAATATTCCTATCACTTCATTAAAAGTGCATGGAACAGTTGATAGTAACTATATCAGCACGGCATTACCTTTAATAGATTATTTTCCTAATTTAAAAACTGTGTTCATTATCAATGAACAATTTGCAGATTCAAAAAATCATACAGACTTTGCAGTTAAAATTAAGGAAAAGAACAACAAGTTAAAAGTTGGAATTACGGCAGATACAGTTCAATGCTTTTGGAATTCCCCAAGTATTTCACCATCAGACATGGCTATCATTGAAAATAACTTTGATATTCTAGGAGTAAACTTCTATCCTTCATGTAATAACTTTTATTCAAGTGATTTAAACCCAGATAAGATGCAGGCTAAAATCAATAATCAAATTTTAACTTTGCCTTGGAACAAAGAAATCTGGGTAACAGAATGTGGAGTATTACCTTACGAGCAGTTCTTGTGCGAACCTTGGCAGTATGATTTTACTAATATTACAAATAAAACTAAAAACACATATGCGCAATATTTGTTCTATTCATGTTGCTTTAATCACCCAGTATTAAAAAATGCTGAAATTGTTGTACCTTGGTATTTTGAAAACTGGTATGATACAAATGATACAGAATTTCTTAATAAAATGAAAAACTTAATTTTAGGAGGTAACTCAAATGTCAACGTTGCGTAATTTATATAAAAATGCCCCACAAGGAATGGTAAAGTTTTTGGAAATTGAATATAATTCACAAGTTAAAAATCAAAATCAATATGCAGACCATACACTTATCATTCATTTACGTAGAGACAGTATTTATACACTAGACAGATATCACGAATTAATGATATCTGTCAGCAGTTATGGTGTTAGAGCATTTAGTGACTGTTCTTATTTTGCATATATTGATGATGGCCATACATTAAGCTTGTTATTTAATAACAATGCTTTAAATCATAACTTATCTATTGAAGTTGAAGGTAATGACATTGGAAATGTTAAATTTACGGAATTAAGTACACCTACTGGTTATACTACTATTACTCCTTTTATGGCTACTCAACCATCCAAAAATATATTTGGTTATATTTCTAAAACACCTACTATGTATTTTCTAAGTGAAAATAACCATATATTCCTTGCTTGCTTATCTTATAGTAGCTATGTTGTTGGTGAACAACATGGTGGTAAACAATGTGTGCTAAATGGTGACGCAAATTATCAACTAACAAATCTTTCAATGGAATTAGTAAACACACTTCAAGAAGATGGTACTGATACAATATATATTTATAAGGTGACTGCTAGTGCAAACGAACAAGTTATCTTATGGTAAAAATAGAGTCTAGAAATAGGCTCTTATTTTATACCTTGACAATGATTATATTTTATGCTATACTAAGTGTAAAGGGGAGGACGTAGACTTGGGATATGCTAAATCACATAATGTACCGTATAAACACTTTT